TCAGCTTTCGTAGCGATTTGTTCAGACAGCTCATTAACACTTGATTTAGTAGCTAAATGTGAAGTATCAACACTGATATTGTTTAGCTCTGTTTTTAACGCATAACGCTCTAATTCAGCACTTAGATCAGTGACTTCACTCATTGTATGCGTGTGCGATAGATCAGCTTTCGTGCGTTTTAATGACGCAATTTCATCATCGATTTTACTGTCAATAGCTGCAATAGAATTAGCTCGTAACTTAGTTTCAGATTTTAACGCTTCTGAAGCTTCAGTTACTTTATTTGCAAGTGTTTCAACACTGGTTTTTGTTGCTAAGTTTGATGTATCAATCGTCAATCCGTCAGTATTGATCTGCGGGATTTCGTCTTTAGTAGCATATTTTGACAATATTGTGTGCAGATCAGCGATGTCACTTGCTTGATGTGTATGTGCTGATGGCGTAAAGTTTGCTGGTTTATTAGTAATACTATTCCAAGTGTGGCTGTGATTGCTGTTTACTTTAGCATTAAGCAGCGATTGCAGACCGCTGATGTCGCTGATAGTGTGACTATGAGACGACGGATTAAAGCTAGACGGCTTGCCAGTGATACTATCCCAAGTAACAGATGCAGGCGCTGATGAAACGCCTGCTAACTGCTCTTTAATCTCATCAATCGATTTACTTAAGCTTGTTTTGCTCGTGTTAAGTGACTGAATCGCTTTGTCATGTGCATCATCTTTTTGAGTACTGCGCTCGATCTCATCTTGTATTTTCTTATTGATGTCATCTAATGCAGACTGCGGCAAATTTGGCGTGCTTGTGCCACTGTTTTGATTACCGGAGCCAAGTAGCGGCACACTGCTACCGTCTGAGTTTGATTGCTCAAACTTAAGACTGATCTCCCAAAAGTTGCCTTTTTTCTGACTAATTTCATAATTTTCACAGACATATTTTTTGGTTTGTCCATGCGGGTTTGTCCACAAAAACGGTATCACACCTTTGTGTTCATCAAGAAAGGTTTTGATGGGCAAGATGACCGTTTGCCAGTCGCCTGTTTTTGACCCTGACCAGTCCATACGCTGATTGTTGATGCCATGGCTGACGCGCTGGGCATAGCCGTCACCAAATTGGGTTTTGCTAACAGCATGATGAACACTGGCGGACGCTCCCATGTTCATTTTCCAAGTGAAAGTTTGCATAGGTAATCTCAAATAAAAAACCCTATCAAATGATAGGGTTTATTGAACAATCTATTTTATCCAATCAGACGCTCTCGATAAAAATCAAACTCAGCCTGAATAGCCTCCTTTGTTTCTTGTTCATAATCATCTGACTGCATAAGTCCTTCTTTTAATTCGTTCATAAAATTTAAATAATCATTTAAATCAATGATGCCTTTTTTGGATAAATAAAGTATTGTACCAACATTGGCTAAACTTCGCGCATGTAACTCTTTAGCAAAGGGTGACGCGATATCTTTTGCGAATTCTAGCATCTGTTTTTCATTCATGGCTATCTCCCGTATAATTCACCGCCTTGTCGGCGTGCTTGAATAAAACGCTGATTAAGTTTTGCATCAACGGTATGACTAATCATCTTACCGATAGTTACCATCATATCACCATTTGGCATTTGTTGTACATCGGTCTTTTCGCCTGAATAGTTATTGATAACGACATTCACAGGGCGGTCGCCTGTACCGATTTTATCTAACTTGTCATCCAAGGCTTTGGCGGTATGCTGTGGCAGTACACGCTCGCCTTTTTCAAGATTCCAAGTACCTGATTTTGGTACAGACATGATGCCGTCGTGGGCTTGACCGACGGGCATGACCACCGATTTAATTGCACTGATGATATTTGCTGTTTGGCTTGCGACAGTTGCCATTGCACCTAAATTTGCTGGGAATGGATTGGCGGATGCCATCGCCATCGCTGTTTTAATAGCGATTATCGAGCGTGAGATTGCTACACCCTTTTCAAATGCCAGAATCGTTCGATACAGTTTTGACTGCTCGCCAAAAGCTGATTTAGTAATTGCAGTAATGCCGCCAAGCGTGCTTTGGGTCGCATTAAGTAGTAGTTTTTCTTTTGCGTCAGCATATTGTTCAGCTAAGATTTTAGACTGCTCATAATAATACGCTTCATTCTCCAAATCGACTTGTCGCGCTTCTTCTAACTTTGCTTTTTCTTCAGCAAAAACCTCTTCAATTTTGGCATAATTCTCAATCGCACCTGCATTGATATTGCCAAGCCCTGCGATACCTTCAAGCACGCCGCCTAAGCCCTCACCAAAGCTGCCTGATTTGACTGCATCTTTTACATCAAACATGCTCTTATCTTTGAGCTTTTCGCGTAACTCAGCCAGTTGCTCGGTAAGCTCAATCTGCTTAGTGAGTTGCTCAATCTGCTTTTTTTGCTCTTCAGTAAACTGGCTTTGCTTAAGCAACCAGCTCGTTTCGGTACCTCCACGAAGCATGTGCAATTTCTTTTCAAGATCGAGCTTCTTTTCAGATTGCAATGTCTCAAATTCTTTGAGTTTTATTTCATCAATCATGGCTTTTTTAAGCACATCACTAATGTGTCGATACTCACGATAATATTTGAGCTTATACTCAAGCTGCTCAACTTCTGTTTTTCCGATGAGATTGCGTTGCTCTCGTATTTCGTCAATCTTATTGCCAAATTCCAAATTCTGAATTTCTTTTAACAAGCCGATATGCTCAAGCATGTCATCTTCAGTAGCAGAATAGTATTTTTGACTTGTTTTGTAAGCATGTTCTAAGCGTTCAATCTCATCCATGCCAAACGATCTTACAGACTCTCTTAAGCCGTCAAGCTCATCATTGATTGAGATTATATTTTGTAAGCGCTTCTCAGTTTCTTTGAGCTGTGAGATCTGAGTATAATCTTTCGACTTTAAAAACTTCTTAGCGTCGCCATATTTTCCAAAAGCAATGTCGGTCAAAAAATCAGCATAAGGATTGCCCTTAAGCTCTTGTTGTAGCTTATAGACACTCTTAGCGATATTGATACGCTCATCATCAGTGGCTTTTTTGATGTCCTCAGCCATCTTTTTGGCTTCTTTTTTCGTTTTTGCCGCACCTTTTTTTATACCAACTGCCAGGCCATCAGCGATCCAGTAGCCGACTTGCATCATCACACGAGATGGCGAGCGGATGTCAAAAAAGTTCGTAACTGCATTTTTCACGCCAGATGCCAGCTCTTTTGACTTAGCCACGGCGGCGCTGATTTTGTCATTGATGCCTTTCACCAAGCCATCAACAGCATCTTTACCCGCTTGGTATAAGTCAGTGCCAAGCTGCTTAATGGTATTGACAACATCGGTACGCAGCTGATTAAATGCATTACCTGCAGTTTTTAGACCGTTTTTGATGGCATTGACAACCGCATTCATGTCACCATTGATGATGCCTTTGATGACTCCGAGTGCTGTCTCAACAATGGCTTTAGCAATATCAAAACCAAAATTAAATGCTGCGGCAATACCAGTCAGCACCGCTTTGATGATTGATAAGATAGCATTCATGCCAAAACTGACAGATGCTTTGATGACTTCAAACGCTGCCAAAGGTATCGTCGAAAAGCCATGCCAGAACGCTTTGGCGGTATCTAACACAACATCAAATACCGCTTTCATGCTGCTAAAATAGCTTTTAATATTATCAATCGCTGTCTTAATTGGTGCAGGCAGACTATTAAAAATCTCAGCCGCTTTAGCTTTAACAGTTTCCCAATTTTTATAAAGTGCTACACCTGCCACGATGACACCAGTGATGGCAACGCCGATGGCAAGTATTGGAAAAGTGACAGCACCCAAGGCCGCACCCACCAGACCGCTAATAGCAGCAAGCCCACCAAATGCGGTTGTTACTACTGGCACCGCCAAGCCGATGGCACCCAAGGCTGTACCCAAGCTAAGTATAACACCTGTTACTTTGGCGATGGTTGAAATTAACTTCGGATTTTCCTGAGCAAACTCCTTGATGCTATTGATTGTCGGTGTTAATTTTTCAACAATGCCAGCCAAAGCAGGTATAAAAGCTTCGCCGATCGCTGCTTTGGCGTTCTGTGTCGCATTCTTAAACATTTCCATCTGTGCGGCTGCTGTGGCATTGATGTTCGCCGCTTCTGCATTCATAGATCCTGCATATTTGGTAGCATCACCCATCGCTTGCAAATGCTTGGTCAGCGTCTCGGTGCCTGTGACAAGCTGCGATACCACGGGCAGTGCCTCAGCACCAAATATAGCGTTAATACTCGCTGTTTGAGCTTCGGCAGGCAGTTTTTTAATCGCTTCAAGTACTTTGTTAATCGTGCCCACACTGTCTTTCTGCATGCCCTTGGCAACATTTGTATAAGACAACCCAAGTTGGGTAAAAGCAGTTTTGGCAGACTTGGCAAGACTGTCACCCTTGGTCAGCTGAATCATCATATTCTTCAGACCAGTAGCCGCCACATCAGGCTTAACGCCTGTTAGGCTTGCTGCCATGGCTGCAATTTGATCAGATGATACACCAGCAATCTCGCCCAATGGACCGATGGTTTGAACAACCTGCATGATATTTGCAGCAGCGTTTGGTGAATTATTGCCAAGATAGTTAATTTTATCAGCTAGGGTCTCAACCTCCAACTGCGACATCTTAAATGCTGTACGCATCTCTGCCATGGCCTGACCTGCTTCTTCAGCACTAATGTCAAATGCGGTACCCATCTTGGCTGCTGCTTCAGTAAATTTGACAATTTCATCAGCAGCAATGCCCGATTGACCTGCCGCCGCAGCGATTTTAGCCAAACCGTCAAAAGCAATTGGTACTTGAGTTGATAAGTTTTCCAGCTCGCGCCGCATATTCACCAAACCCTCTGGTGAATCAAAGTCCACGACTTTTTTAACTTCTGCAAGGGCTGATTCAAACTTTATCGCTTCATTGACAGATGATTTGATGCCGTAGCCGACTGCCGCCATAGCAGCAGCACTAGCCGCACCAATGCCACGCATTGTACTCAGCGCCTGCTCATGCTTGCGATTAAATCGTTCAAGTCTGTTATGTATCTCTTCGTTCTTTTTTGCAAAAGCGTTGAGATTTTCAGAAGCTTGTTTCAAGCCACGATCAAACGCTGTCGTCGTCGCTTCAAGCACAATTTGTAATTTTGATACAACTGCCATAATTCACCCAATAAAAAACCGCCCATAAAGGACGGTTGGTTTTTTAAGTTATATAGTGCTATTTAGCTTGTTGATTGGTGCGGATTACTCTAAAGATAGCAATCGGGGTGATGCCATAACTGCTTGTATTCCTACCCATTGTTTCTTTGAGCGACTGAGACAATTCCAAGATTACATCACCAAAGCTACCAGTTGTCATATCTATATTCATATCATCATTTGGGATGGCGTCTAACACTCCCAAAACATAATATTCCCCAAACAACACCTTACCATGCTTTAGGTTGATATCGTGTGGATTGCCGACCATTTCTCCACGATTTAAGGTCATCCATACCATGTCTTCACCGACTTTTAGTCTAGCTTCAAGTGCATATGGAATAGCCTTAATTAATTGAACCACTGGCTTGTTTTCCTCAAGCTTTTTCTTTACCGCCTGCCTTTTTCTATCACCATACAATTGCTTGTATTCTTCTTCGGTTGCAAAGTACATTGTTGGCTCAAGTAGATTTTGCAGTGTTTCTATATCTGTAATGCTTAGCACACCGTTTAATAACACCAAATTACCTGCTGAATTCTCACCAAGTTCTCGACTGATAAATCCTAACTCGTCTAGCTTATCAATCATTTCCCTAGGTAATGTTGGTGTCGCATCATAAGTCTTTTCGCTAGATTGATTTTCACCTGTAGCATAGTTCACCTTAGCGTCAATCTTTGCCATAGCATTTACGCCAAAAGCACCCTCGCTCGCTAAGCTGCTATTAAGTGCGTTATTTGCCTTAATACTAGCCAACGAGCCAAACCCTGTCAGCTGCGCATAAAACGAGCGAATTTTAATGCTGTCAAGATATAAAAAATCAAAGAGAGATTCTGTGGTTGGTAATTCTTGCGCCACGGTTAATCTCCTCTTTTACCTTTTTTTGCTCTTGGTGAAATTTCTCGGTTTCCCTGCTCATTGCTTGGTTTAGGCAACTAAACATATCACGCAAAAGTTGAGCAGAGTGGTGAGTTGCATCTGATTTTTTAGCATTATCTTGCATACACCCATCTCCTTGATGATAACAATACTAAAAGTATCGCTGAAATTATATTATAGCAAGCATGATATGGTTTGAACAATTTGTTTTACTTATCAATAACAAATACCAATACCCCACTCACCATCTGATGAGCAGGGTATAGCCTAAATTT